AAATTACCGGGCTAAAGTTGCCATTCGGTAGATTACCGTATCCAGCGGCAGTTTTAAAAGCCATCGTGTCTCTCCTAATGAGGCTTAAAACACCGATTTTCTGAACACTTTAAAGGCCAATTAGTCTAGGTATCTGCGTTGAGCAGGGCTAAACAGCACATGGGTAGTTTAGAGAGGAAGAAAATCGTATGCCCTGCTACACTCAGGGCTACAATCAAAAACAAAAAAATGTCTAGTAGTCTGTGTAGGACATGTTTGCGGGTTGCCTGAAGGGGCCGCTATTATATTCTTATATATTTTGTACCATATTTTTGGTGATTTGTAAAGTATAATCTACCTAGCACCACCAGAAACATCATATATGAAGTTGCCGGTACGTATTGCTTCGGCAATAGCTTCTTCATTTTTTTCATATTCAGCGGGACGCATCTTTGCTACATCTGATTCTCTCAATTGATTTGATTGAGATTCTTTTGTGTCTGCAACAGAGCTTTGTCCCCGAGTTTCCACAGCTTTAGCAGCATCCTTATCAGTTTTTTTAGGATTGCTTTTTTTAGCCGCAATATCACGGTCAACTTTATATAAATCAATCGCACGCCCAGCCGCACGAGCATCGTCTTCGTTTTCGTACAACGCTTTTTGAACCCAGTTAGGTTGTTCTGCCACCCAAGAGTGGAAATCTTCGTCGTTACGAATTTCGTCAAAGTCTGGATGCAATTGCATAAGTTCTGCTTCAGCACGCTTACGGTTAGCATCTGCTTCACGTTCTGCAATAAGTTCAAGGCGTTTTTCAATAGAGGAATCAAGTTCTTGAGCTTTCTTAGTAGCAATAGTTTCTACGATTTTTGCAACATCTGGATATTTTTCTGACCAGTCTGCAATTTCCTCGTCTGTCTTAGGAAGCTTAATAGCTTCTTTGGTCGCGGTGGATAGTTGTTCTTCCAGCTTACGAACCTGCTCTTTAAGAGTTTCTTCTTTCTGCTGAGCGTGGCGTCGTAGGTCGCCATACCGCTTCTTAAATGTTTTCTCTTCGGGGGCAAGACTTTCGGTTTCTTTCTGGTCTTGCTCTTCTTCAACCTGCTCTTGGAGCAAGTTAGCGCGTTCTTCTTCTAGGCGCTGCAGTTCTGCTTCTTCAGCGGAACGGTCTTTCTTGTATTTAATTGGGGTTGTTTTAATGTCTTGCTTGACAGCCATAGCTTCAGCCATAGTCTTCTCCTTATTGGGGCCACCAGTAGCCAAATGGGGTGATGGGTAGCCAGTCTACAGTTTATAAAAACTGTGGGATAATGATACTACAGTTTACACGAAAAGTCCAGTAATAAAGAACTGAGCAGTTCTATAAACGAAGGTACCAAGATTCTTGAAGTTACGCTTTTTGCCTGTAGCAAAATCTACATAATCCTTAAATTCTTCGTAGTGATTATGGGCACGACCAGCTTCGATAGCTTTATTACCATGATAACGGTAGCCGCGACGAATTGCCTCACCATACCATTTATGGTGTAGATTCTTAACACACCAACGTACAGCTTCGCGTTTAACATCCGAGGAAAATCCTCCGTTAGCCACGGCATGCGTTGCAATTACGCAACCGCCCTTACCGGTGCCTCCGCTGTCTTTTCCTAAAGAAGAGTCATCAAAAGATGGTCCTTGGTTTGATTTACTGCCTCCTTTGTTACTGCCCCCCGGATTACCTGACGTAACGACATTTCCGTTGCTATCTCTAACTGCTTTTCCGTCTGTGCTTGTAACTGCTTGAGCATTAGGATTACCTGTCTGTTCTTGCGCTTCTATATCTGCTTTAGCTTTATTTGCGGCATAACTTGAACTTTTTCCTGTAGCTTCTATTTCGGCAATCCTATCGTTTACTCTTGAGTTATAGCTATCACGTCTAGCTTGTGCCGCTTCGGCTAAAGACTCGCTGTCCATAGATGTAGACGGCGCAGTAGCAAACGACCCAGGGCCTACGCTCATTCCAGATGGATTGTCAGGGCTAAAGGCGCCGCGTGGTGCTCTTCCTGCCCCAATCTGTTCAGCCTCTAAGACTCCTAGATTTGTACCCCCGTACACTTGAGACACTGTTCCATCATCGTAGGCAACCTCTTCAATTACTGCTCCTGTAGGCGCATATCCTATTCCTTTTCTGCTCACTTCTTGAACTCCCATAGCAGGGTCTGTTGATACTGTTGGTGCCGTTACGGTTGGTGCAGCTAAAGCGCTATCCATCGGTGTTTGAGTAGATAGCTCATCAACTGTAGGAGACATTAGACCGGGTTGCGGGGCTGATGGCAAGAGTTCTGCAATTCTTGAAGGAGGCGTTCCCACTTCAGCTAGTACATCCGCCATACTCTGCTCTCCTGCAAGAGAGCGTAATCCTGCGTAACTTGCTGCAGGTATATTTGCAGCCATACCTTCTGGCATTTCCGGCGACATTATCCCTAGATTACCTAGGACATTCCCTACAATACCGCCTTTAAAACCAACTTGATTACCCGTGATAGGGTCAAAAGTATTTCCGTAACCGTCAGCAATTGTGCCATCGGCCATAACCGTACCAATCTCTGGGGTTCCATAACCTAAAGCACTCGCAAAACCTTCAAGAACACCGACTTGGTTTGTATAACCTAACTGCGCAGCGGCGTCTTTTCGGTCTTGTATTCGTTCATCTCTTTCTGCTTGTGCTGCCATAGCCTCTGGAGTTTCTCTACCATCCCCTCCACCTTCATCACGTGGTGGTGGTGTAGGAGTGGTGGGAGTAGGCACAGTCGGTGTTTCAGGTGTTGTTGGAGTAGTACCGCTATCCATAGCTGTTTTGTATTGTCCTACGTTGGGCGCGTATACTCCTGTAACCGAAGAGGGAATTACCGGTGTATATGGGAGAAGTAGAGGATTGGTTGTATTTAAAGCTCTGACGTTCCCAGTCATTCCCAACGCAGAAGGGGCTTGAGGAATAGTCTGTTGCCCCGGAGTCTTTACAAATTGTGAAGATGCGGCTACAGGGGCAGCCAAAGTAGTAGGACGGTAGGTAGCCGGTACCGAATAATTCAACCCGATTTGTGGGTTAAAGGTATTAATAGATTGGTCAAAAGGTGGGGCAAGATACGTACCAGCTTGTGCTTTAACAATGCCGCCATTATCGTCAATTTTGTCAGCTTTTTCTTTGCCACCACTGACATATTCAATCTGACCGCTTTGCTCCATATCTTGTAATCCCATGAGAGCTTCACGACGCATGCCTTCATATGTGCCAAGACCATGGTAACGGACAACGTTAGCAGGCACAACAAGTTCGCCTTCGCTGAGCAATACGAGCTGGTCATCGGCTACCTCTTCTTTAGTCGCCCCCGGTGGAGGATTACCTTCGGCAGCTTTTTCATAAGAGGGGGTCGGCGCTCCAAGACCAATCATTACGGCAAGACCTTCGGACTTCTCATCAGTAGTTCCGCCCTTTGCCATCATTGGCACAGCAGGTAATTGCTGAGGTGCTGCCAGACCCCCAACTGGTTGCATAGGTTGTTGCACAGGTTGCGGTGCTGGTGTCGGCGCAGAGGCTTTATCTGCTTGCATTTCTTGCGCAACTTCCTGCACAGCTTTATCTCTTGGGTCTTGAGAACCCGGTCTTGGGGCTTTCGTTGGAGGAGGCGCCAATGTTGGTTTTGCCGCAGGGTTCGCGGCTTTTGGTCCGCCGCCTTGCGGTGCTGAAGTTGCCTCTGTTACTGGCAACACTGCTTGTCCTTGTTGAGCCATCATTATTCCCCCTTCGGCTTGTTCTGGTGGTGTGGTAGCACCGTAACTTAACATAGGTGACAAATCATCAATGCTTTCTGGTGTACCACCAGCGTACATAGTTCTACTTATATCAATTGCCTTTTGTATAAATTCTTCTCTGTTTGGATAAGCTTTACGTAATGCCCTACCAAAAGCGTTATTATTGAGGTCTATTTTATTTTCAGCGTCCCCAGCTATTTCAGTAACATCAATAAGTTTAGATGCTATTTTTGAACCTATGCCTGTGCCTAAAAAATTCTTAGCTCCAAAAATATTATCTTCGTCGCCTACTTCAGCTAACCCACCTAACAAAATATGACGTAACGTATCCTCTGTTCGGTCATCATCCACATAATCAAATTTGTTTGCAGTCGAACGAGATATACGCAACGCATCATTTACAGCATCTGCTGTGCCAGTCATAAACATTGGCAACATCTCTAATGTTGACTTACCAGCATCTTGATAATCTTTTATTTCCCCCTTTCCTCTAGCAACGGCTTGTTGCCGAGTCATTCGGTCTCCAATCATCATAGGTCTAACTTCATTAGCCATTTTGTTCTGCCTTAGATATTACTTCGCTACGCAAGCTGGCCAGTCTGCGTAATTCACGTATGGCTCCTTGCGCCATGTGAATGGTAACTATGTCTGTGGACTGCTCTAGAATCTTTTGAGAGTCTTTGATACGCTCTTCCATATATATTTCTAAAGCGTCAGTATTTTTCTTTGTATTTACAAGGGGTAGTAGTTTTTTAGCTACTTCTGGTGTCACTGTAGACCTCCTAGTATACTAGCTAACTGCGATTGCGCATCCCCCTGTTGTTGTTCTGGTTGTTGTCCTGCGGCACTAAAGCCTTGCTCACCCGGTACAGCCGCACCGCCTACGCCGATGTTGCCGCCACCTCCGCCAGACATATCCATTGGACTCATGCCCTGCGCTTGTTGTTGTTGTGGTTGCATACCGCCTGCCTCACGGATGATTTGAGCTTGGCGGAATGCTTCGCGTTCATCGTTGATAAACTTCTCAGCATCTAAGTCCATAGACTGTGCCAGCTCTTTGAGCACGACAGAAAACTTTACGAATGATGCAAGGTTCGGATTACCTGCAATGTTAAGCAGTTGTAGAAGGCGCTGTGACCGCACTTCATTTTTCATCAGACTTTCTGTACCACGTGCTTTGACTTCTAAGTCGCCTTTTATCTTAGGGTCAAAGTCAAACTGCATATTGAATGCATAGAACGCCTCACCCAAAGGCTGTAACAAATAGTCATCAATATTCTTGACAACGCCTTTGACGCTAAGTTGCGCTGCACCCATCAACATAGAAATGCCAGCGGCTGTACGGCCAGTGCCTTGGACGCCTGTTTGACCATGTGAATAAGACGGAATGCCGGTAGCGTCATCAGCCAACATCCGAGCTTTATCAAACATCATCATGTTCTCAGAGCTGACGTTTGGATATTTGGTGCCAAACAACGCTTGCCCCGGTGCGCCGCCCTGTCTACGGAACACCTTGCCCGGATATACTTCTAGGTCTTGCCCCGGTACAAGATTGGTTTCGTCAATCTCAAGAATTAAATTACCAGACAAAACGGCGTTATCAACAGCCATACGCATAAAGCCGTTCATCAGCTGTTGAGTATCAGTCATATTTTCTGCTAGGCCGATACCAAAGAATGAGTATGGGTTTAACTCATATGGCGCGGCAAAGTATGGAATACGCTGTGGAGTAAATGGATTTATCACCAGTCGTAGTATTTTATCATGACATATCCAGCAGTTGACTTGAATAGTATCAACATCTTTTAAATCAGCAGGGACTTCTAAACCTGCTTCTTCTGCAGAGTCTTTATCAATGTTACCCCAAAATTCTAAAATCTCAAATCTGTCTATGTCGTAACTGTTTCGGTAGTCTTCAATGTCAGTCTCCCACCACTTACGAACATAGTTAGTTCCCATCTCAATACATTTATCAATTTCTTCATGTCTAAAGTAAGGACGCTTTTTTAAACCTCGTAAGTCGGAATGACTCATGCGATGACGTTGTATAATGTACTCGCACTCATCCATATTCTTAGCGTCAGAATCTGGGTAAAAATTCCAAATGGAAACGTTTTCTACACGAGGAATTGTTTTAAATGAGGGGTCGTAATTACCTTCTTCATCCCAATTAGCGTATTCTTTATCAATAGCAAATGGCCCTTTCAATATACCGGTTCCGAACAATGCCATTTCAAATGCAGTAAGACGTAAGTGTTTTGACGCACTTGACTCTTCAAGTTGGTCTAGTATTTTCTTTTCCATACGCTTTGCAGCTTCAAGCGCAGGATTGTATGTTTGCGCCGTAGGAGTTTTACCGAATCCTTCTCGTACATCCTCGCTGATTTGTCCAAGTTCATCAGTGAATACGCCTAAATTTAAATCTTCTAGGTCATTACTAGTAGCACCGGGCGGCAAATCATTACCATCGCCAGTAAACCCATACTTATCCTTAAGTTCTTCCATAGAATTTTCAGGGTCTTTTGGGTCAAAGTGTACAGCTTCAGCAACTCCTTCTGGAATGCGCGTAGGGTCTACTCCCAATGGAAAACGCTGACCAGCAAACAATACGTCAATAATTTGACCATATGCAGCAAGAACTTTAGTTTTGGTAATTTTAATAAACACCTGAGATTTTTCAGTAGAGGTGAACTGAGTTTCAGGCCCATACAAACCACGGTATTGACGATACGAATCCAGCCAACGCTCTTCTTCATCTTGTCGGCTATCTTCTACTGTGTTAAATTTTGCACGGATGTATTCAGCGAGTTCTTCTGAACCAGATTTAGGTTCAAAGATAAGAGCTTCTACGTGTTCTTCTTCAGCCATAATGTGTCCTTACTTTTTTAATACTGCCGTATTAGTTTTGGCATTATACTTGTATGCGGATTTTGGTTTACCTGATTTTTTTGAGGCGCGGTCAATAGCTCGTTGAGCTGGTGACATTTTACCTCGGCGTTTACCTTTAGGAGTAGCTTTACTGGTGCCTTTCTTTAAACTTCCAGACTTTTGTAACTGCTTAGTGGCAATGGCAAACGCAGCTTTTTCAGACATACCTTTTGCTTTTAATTGCGATACCAATCTATCTAAGATTGCTGGCATATCTAATATCCAAAACTTGAATCAGCGGGTTGCCATCTTTGTGTTGGTATTTGACTTGGGTAATCAAAGATAGACCGTGATTGAGGACGCGACATAATACCATATCGCAAAGCATCATATAGGTGGTCTTCAGCTTTAGTGTTGACATCTTCAGGGTTATTCTTATCTAATGGCAATGTTGGTAACTGTGCTATTAAATTAGTACAATTACTAAATATTTCCATGCCAGCTCGGCCAGTCTCATCGTTTATCATTAACCGTCTATGTACTTCGTTTTTACCCGCTACACGACTACCACGGCTACGGTCAGACGGGCGCCATCGACATCCCTCGACAATCATTTGTTCAGCTAAGCTTGGGCCTGTATCTCCTCGCTTGTGCCATAGAGACGAGTCAAGCACACCATAGTGAATTGATTCGCCGTCTTCTGCTGCTAACACCATGTATGCTAGTTCTTTTGCAGTTACTTTACTCACATACAGCTCTCGGTAGACTATTAGCGTTTCATCGGTAGGGTCTACAGCAAACCAAAGAACGCCGGTAGCAGAGGAGTAACCGTAGTCGCAAGCCCTAAACTTGCGCCATGAATTTGGGATAGCATAAGGTTCTGTAACATGATGTAATCTACTGAACTCTGAAAACGCCGCACCTTCAGCAATATCCCATGAACCCTCTAGGAGTTGCTTACGCTGTACTTCGGGCAACGAGAGCAACATAGCTTCATAGTCGCCTTGCTCATAAAGATATGGATTATCCAACAGTTTAGCTGGGATAAACCGCCGTCTGAAAAGAGGTTGCCCCGCCTTACTGTGGCGTTCAGGATAAACCAATGTTTCGCCCGTAGTAACATCAGTCGCCCAAAACGGCTTATTGTGCGGTGCAGGGTCAATGAACATCTTCTTAACCCACGCATGCCCCGGACCACCGGGGTTGGTTGTCGCTCGCATGAAGACGGGTAGCGACGAGTCAGCCGTTCTGAGACGTGAACGTAAATAATCCCAAGCATATGGTGTCGAATACTGCGTCAGTTCGTCTATGCCAATATAAGTAAACGCCTGACCTTGGTAACGCAGAACATCCTTGTCCTGCTCTAGATATGTCATCCAGATTCTAGCACCGGATGGGAAAGTCCATTGGCTCTTCTTCTCCATCCATTTTGCGCCAGGGTATGCTTTAGGATACATCTCCTGACTTTTGTGTATTAGTTCGCGCAATTCATCATTAGTTCTACGCAAGATGAGCGCGTTGAAATTAGAGTTTTGACAGTATCTTAACGGGTCTATAATAAGTGCGTAAGATTTGCCTCCGCCAGCCGCACCACCATATAACACTTCTCGTTCTGATGATGCTAAGAAATCTGTCTGAGGACCGGCATTAGGTTCAAACAGAATCTCATCTTGTTGTTCCTCGACGGGCTGATAAGCGCTACTACCTATAAGTTGAACCTCGGTTTCTTGTTGAGCTTCTTCTTGTTTGGTTAGCTTAGCTAATTTTTTCTGCGCCATGTTAAGCTGTGTACGCGCAGAACGTTTAGCTCGCTTCAGTTTCTCCTGTTCCCGTTGCTCTTTGGTCTTGGGTTTGGATGTTGCCTTGGGCCGCGGTCTGGGCAGCACGGCGTTTTTGTTCAACATGCCGTCGTCTATCCGATGCATCACGCTTTACACGTTTCCACAGGCCCATAGAAGTTATCCGTCTTCCTGTGTAGTCCGTAAGCCATCTAGCAACTTCTGGGTATGAAGACATCTTCAAATATCTTATACCTAGCTCTAAGGCTTCTAATTGTTCATCAATTGGCTCTAGTAACTGTGGGTCAAATTCTGAACGTTTATATCCCCACGGAACTCTAGGACCATTAGCTCTGTCATACCTATTCGTTGGATTCAGTCTCTGTGCTATCGTCATCGTTCTTTGCTGGTAATATAAATAAACCCATCGGCTTTTCTGCCGACACATTCAACTTCTCTACCTTAGAAAGTCCAACTCTGTCAAGTATTTGTTGGGATGCAGATAATTTTTCTCTGTTACCAATAGCAGTAGGGTCATCAATAACTCCTACCATGGATAATACAGCTTTAGGTGCGTTAGCAGCCATCTCAAGCTCCGCACGTTCTATAATTTCAGTGCGCAATGCTTGCATAATTGCGTATGGGTTAGTCGTTTCCGAGTATCCAGCAATACGCATCGCTTTACTGTAATTACCTTTTGCCTCAGTAAACAGAGCGTCTAAAAATTTATTTTGTAATTCTGTCAGTTGTTTAGGCACGAGGATTCTTCTTTCTACCTGTTTTAGTTCTTGCGAATGACCTATTACGAGTCCTAGACTTTACAGATAATTTTTTATTGTTCATCGGGTTGCCGCTAGTGTGATGTACATCTTTGCCATCACCCTTAGTAACCTTGCCCTTTTTCGCCATGATGGCGCGTGCAGCATTGCGTGAAGCTCTACGCTTTTTCTGCTTGGGCCGAGCATGGTAGCTATCGTATTCTTTTCTATAATTACGTTTACTGGTCATGCTTTTGACTTTTTCCGTTTGGGCGACTGTTTCCGTCCAGAGGGTGAAACGGACCATCTGATCGAAGTTGGCTTACCTCCGGGATTTCCGGCTTTTCTTTTCTTGCGCACGGCTGCAGCTTTCTGTCCTTTAGACATTTTGGCCGCTGCCGCCGCCGGGCGACACGCTGGATACTTTCTCTTAGATTTACTGGCTGATTTACGCCCACACTTTTTTCCTGTGGCTACGTCCCGCCAGTCTTCTTTGAACCACTTACGCAGTCCCCCTTGATAACTCATCCCGTTTCACCTTTATATCCCTACAACTGCGGCCATAGATACCATTGCAAACATAATAAATCCAAAACCTAATAGTGATATGATACCAATTGTAAGGGCAATTTTAACGTTTTCTATAAACTCTTCTCTTTGCCGTAACGCTTCTTTTCTGGCTTTTGCCGCTGCGGCCTTTGCTTCTTGAATTCTTCGGGCCCGTTCGTCTATGATGCTTTGCCATGTGCCTGGACCAAACCGCAGGTCGATTAAAGTTCTCATCTCCTGAACTTTTTCTTGCGCTAATCTAGCATCTATGACCTCTTGTGCTACTGATTCAATACCAAATTGGTCACTTATACTTCTGCCAGATTTTTTAGACCTTTGCTGTTGTACCTGCTTTTCGCCCTCAAGCAGATTATCTACATATTTAGCAATGTCACCGATATCATTGGCGGTGTTTATAGTCGATTTAATACCGTCTACTGCACTTTTTACAAGCGCAATACCAGCCAGCGTTTCGGCAATCATCTCGTTTCCTCATGCGTTTATCCATCTACGTGGACACAAAAACATTTATCATTGGGGTTATCAAACCCGTGAGTGGTTAATGCAACATGACACGTAGATATTGCGTCATGCATACTTATTATTTTTGCATCCATGTCCCACCTTGTTTCTTCGGGGGTTAGTATGATGCAGAACATGGCGACCTTGGTTAGGATTTCCATCCGCCGCCCATAGCTTTATAACGTTTTGCCGCAAACGCATTAGCGTATGCAGATGGGTAAACTTTGAACTTACGCTTGGCTTCAGCTTTTGCCTTACTCCAAAGAGCTGGTTTGGTTGGAGTGGGTTTTTTAGATTTTGATTTTTTCTTTTTGGCCATCTTTATGCCCTCGCTGGGTCAAAATATTCTTCAACAGATATTGTAACATCAAGAGTCATACTGCTTTCTATAAATGCTACTATTTTATCTTTTTGATGCAGTGTAATAAAATTACCCGATACCACGTTATGAGTCGTATTTGCCGTCATAGATAAGCCATTGACAACTGTAAAATAACTGGTTGTATCATTATGGTATATTTGAATATGCGCTTTTTTAGTGCTAGCAGTTCCGTTGCTTAAATGTAAGAATCGCACTATAGCACTATGATTATCGGGGACCGTATATACTACGTCAGCACTAGCACCTGCAGAAGTGCTAGTGACTGTTTTATTTTCCGTAGTAAATTTGGACTTTGATAAGTCAGGCATTTATTACTTCTTTTTCATTCCGCCGCCGCGCATCTTTTTCTTCATGCCCATGCCGCCGCCACGCATTTTCTTTGTAGCTACAGCACCACCACCACGCATTTTTTTAGCACCGTTCTTGCCTTTAAATTTAGCTATGCCAGCACTAATACCACCTTTAGCCATTTTTTTAGTCTTCTTCATTCCAGCCATTATTTACTCCTCATATTTTTAAATTTATCTATTCCTTTTATTCCTAATCCAGCAGAAACTGTCAAGAATAAAAGATACGTATACCACTCTGGTAATTCATTAAGTCGTTGAAATCCATTTTTAACTACATCTTCCATACCGGGAATGAAGACCAAAATTGTTGGAATCAACACTACGATTGTGATCACTTCATCTTTCCACGAGTTTTGAGTACCCTGTGCCATTATTATTTCCCACTTTGAATCGTGGGTTGCCGCAGTCTTCATAATCTCTGCTTCTGCTGCAGCTTTGATCTTGTGTTATATTAGATCTTACCTTTGCTACGTACTCATAACAATTATCCGATGAAGTAAATGGAAAATTAACCATTGGAAAGTTTACCCATGTTGCATTATCTCCTAATGCCCATAAAATTGTAATTACTGGAATCCACACTACGCTTTTCTCCTTGTTTTTTTGCGTTTTCTTCCAGAAGCAGTTACAGACCATTTTACAGCTTTAGGTCCTGTCTTCTTACGTGCTTCTGCTTTGCTTATCCTTTTCGCTACAGATTTAGGGCGACACGCAGGATACGGTCTAGATTTCTTTTCCTTACCAGATCTACCACACTTCTTACCAGTTTTAACATCTCGCCAATCTTCTTTGAACCATTTTGTTAGTCCACCTTTGGGTTTAGCCATTATGCGTAAGTTCCACCCCTTTTCTTATATGTACGCACTAACCACGCATTTGCATATGCTGATGGGTATACTTTAAATTTTCTTTTTGCTTCGGCTTTTACTCTTGCATACAAAGCTTTATTTTTAGGTGTTGCACCTTTTTTCTTTGTGGACTTTTTCTTTTTAGCAGATCCACCTTTTTTCATCATTTTAAAG